TGTTTTGTATCGCTTAGGATTGCTCCTAATAAATCTACTCTATTTTTATATTTTTCACTTTGCAATATTTGTTCTTTTGTATATACATTTTCTGCAATTTCATTTTTAGACATTTTCATGCCTCCTTATTAATTTATTTCTACAGACATAGATTCCATATTTTCAGTATCATCGTCTGTGTTTTCCTTGTATATGAAACATTCAATATCGAAAAAAAATTGTAATACATCATCTTCTATTCTATGCGTTAGATTAATACACCTTAATAGATCTTCATTCTCTAAGGTGATGTATTCTAACAAATACAGTTTATCTGCCATATCATATAGTTCTGTTTCAAGGTTATTCTCTGAGAAACCTATAATATTGAAGTTTAAATTTCGTTGATATCTCTTACCTCTGTAATATTTATCATTTCCATTTATGCACTTAACAAAAAAACAAGGTGTTTCAAATCCTTGCTTTACTTCTCCTGCTTCTATGTTATAGCTATCTCCAAATAATTTATTCAGTTCTATAGTTATAGCGTCTAATATGCTTTTTATAGTTAATTCCATTAGAAACACTCCTTTAGAAATTCGTTTATCTTCTTTTCGAGAACACCTGGTATTTCGCTTTCTAGTTCTTTCTCAGAAATAGTAAGCATGAATTTTCCAGGTACCCATGAATTTTTAAGTCTTTTTCCAATTGCTGGTACAAATCTGCCAGGTTCTTGTCTGTGACCATATTCAACATATGAAGCATAATGGACTGGGTTTACAACCTCTATTTCGTATGTATCTCCTACTTTTTTTATTGGTAATGAATTTGCCCATACCTCTGGGTCTTTTCCACTTCCATTTCCTTCTTCTGCTTCCTCATGAGTTTTAGCTGTCCAACCACGTCTTAATGTTCCACCATTTTTCACAACTTTCTGTTTTTTTACACCATTCACTTCTTCAATTTCATATTGATTTTGACCAGGAAGTGTTCGATTGATTACTTTACTTAACAGTCTTGCTGCTAGCTCTTTTGCACACTCTTCGAGAAATCTTACTTCATCACCCTGTGCAAGCTTTTCAATTTTTTTCTGAAAATCTTTCAGCTGTTTAAAATCACATTTTCCCCATTTTGCCATTATGACCACCCCTTGAATAATTCTAAGACTATCTCTTGATGTGTTTCATATATAGCTGGTTCACTGCTATTTTTATACTCTGTAGTTCTACCATTTTGAGTTACTACGATTTTAGAACCTTTTTTTATTTCTACTTCTGGTGCTATAAACAATTTCACAATCTGAGTTGCATTATTCGTTGTTTCAGATTGATTTGTATTGTTTACAGTTTCAAACGACAATCTACACTTTTGATTTTCTAACACTGTTCTATCGACATATTCATTTTGTTTGTTTATTGAATTTCGTTCTTTGATGTGTTCTATAACATCGCAAAATCCAATATATGTGCTTTCTATAGCTTTTCTGACTGCATTCATATATGACATGCTACCACCTCATTTTTCTAAACTTATATAACTCTTTTTTATATTTCTCCACTAAAGCATCTTCTGAAAAATTAATAGTACCTGTGTTATATGTAATTCCATTTATTTCTACTTGTGTACTGGTATCTGCAAATGTTGTTGTCGTGTCTCCCACCTTAATGCTTTTTACTTCCACATTAGTTTTAGAGTCTTCGCCATTACCTTCCGAATATTTATTATACCCGTTTAAATACCAGTAATCCTTTGTCATTCTGTACAATGTCGTATACAATTCTTTTGGGAGTTTTTGCTGATTTATAGCATTTAAAATTATATTTAATGTATCATGTAATACATAGCTTACTTGCATATCATTTTTACTTTCAACCTTGAAATCATCTCTTAGCCTTTGTATTAATACTTCGATATTAAATGTTACTTTACTTTGAATTTCTTCTATTATATTCAAATTGATCACCTACTTATTCGGCTGTTACATCACCAAAATTTGGTGCTGACATTTCATTTATTGCTTCAATTAATTTTTCTTTACTAATTGAGCTTGGAACTTTTATCCCTAGTTCTTTTGCTTTATTTTTCAATTCTTGTAATGTCGGCTCTGCTTGTACTTTACTTACATTATCTATAGACTCAGTATTTTCTATTTCCGAATTTATCTTTTCAGTTTCGTCTTCCAATACTATCAAATAATCTTTGTTATTTTCATATTCCTCGCTATTTATAATTTGTTCGTCACCTTTAAAGCACCATTTTCCATTTAGCTTAACGCCTTCTTCTTTAACAGCTACCTTTATCATAGTTTCCTCCTCGTATATTAATTTAGGGCAAAGACTTTTATATCTTTACCCTATGATAAATTGATTGTTGCTTGGAATATTTCATCTGCACATTTCAATGTTGGTAATGCTGTAGCAACTGCTTTTTCCCATGTAGAAACAGGGTCAGCACTCTCTTCATACATCATAGCAATGATTTTTCCAACTGTTCTTATGTCTATAGATGGATCTCTTTGTAATCTGATTTCCTCTGCTGTTGGTCCATATATAGTTTCTCCCAGTTCTTCACCTGGCATCATTACGAAAGCATTTTCTGGAAAATATCTATATTTTGTGTATGTACCATCTGCATTCATTTTTCTATACTTAGCATCGTAAGTATAAATTTTAGGCAATCCTAATTGCTGTAAGTAATTGTTTAATTCACCTACTGTTGCAATTCGTGCAGAGTCTTTTCCAAACAATGCGTTTACAACAGCTTTATTAGCTAATATTTTTGCTAATACAGTTGTAGATGTTAAAACTCTTGCTGGAGCACTGTCTAGCTGGTTTTTCCATGCAATCATGTCAGTTATTGGGTTGCTGGTATCAGTTGACCAATCTACGTTAGTAGCTTTGTTAGTAGCTGGTACTCCATAATCAATTGTTGCATCTAGTCCATTTTCATTTAATGTTACTTTACCTGTTGCAACAATTTCCATTCTCATTAACTCAATTCTAGCTTTAATACTCTCTACTAAGCTATCAATATCAGCATAAACGTTTCTCATTAAATATGCTTTTTCGGCTTCATTTCTTGGTGATTCCAATGCAATTATTTCTTTTTCTTTTAATTGCATTTTTCTTTTAATTAAAGCTAATTCTATAGCTTTCTTTTCAGCTTCTCTTTGCCCAATTTCTGACTCTGTATCAAATCCATGTACAGATGCAATAACTGGTGTCTTACTTCCATTTGTTAACATATCAAATTCAAGACTTTGTCTTTTTACTTCTGGGAATAACTCCTCTCCCAACATTGCTGGGTATTTTCTTTCTTTTAAATAATTTAAAATTTCTTTTTGATTAAATAATTCTAATATACTTTTAGACATATTAGTTTTCCTCCTCTTTTTTTATTTTTTGGGTAATAGAAAAGACAGTTATAATTACTGCCTTTGTTTCTATCTAAATTTAATTCCTGCCATAGCAGTTTTATCTGATGTGCTTACAGTTGCAGGCAATCTGCTTTCTATAACATATCCTTCAACCATTACTGCACAAGGTTGTGGTCCATGTGTTACATCTACATCAGCAAAGATTAAACCTATTGCTTTCCCATCTTTTTTGTACACTGTTCCTGCCTTAACAATTTTCTTTCCCTCTGCATCAGCTGTAATTCCAGTATCATCTACTTGATAAGTAAAATTTTGGAACTTAGCAGACGCTAAAAAATTAACTTCATTTACACTTTTCTTATCTACATACATAATTTTTTACCTCCTAAATTAATTAAAAAATTGGCTTTTCTTTTCTTGGCTTTCACTTTTGTTAGCCTCTTTTGCGAAATTAGTAGCCATGCTAATTTCTGGTGTTCCATCACCTTTGGTTCCGTTTCCACCTGGTTCAGTTGGATTACTTCCTCCTAGCTTTGTCTCAAAAAAGTAAGAGTCTGTTTCTTTTCGAGATTTTAATTGTTCATCAAGGTTACCAGTTAAAGTATCTTTTTCTCCATCGTAAGTAATTTTAGACAAATCCAAAGAGTCTTCTACTGCCTTTAATGCAATTTCAGTATCCCTAACTCCTGCCTTTACTAGTTCTTGCCTTATTCTTTGCTTAAACAAATAATTTTGATGTTCTTCCTTGGCACTTTTCTCAATTTCTTTTACTTTTTTGTCGTATTCTTCTTTTGTGATAGTGTTCTTTTGAAGGTCTTCAAGAGCTTTTTCTTTGTCTCCCTTTTCCTTTTCAAGAACCTTTTTGTCATTTTCTAGTTGTGCGTTTTGAGCTCTTAGAGTTGCATTTTCAGTTTTTAAAGCGTTTATATCTTTTCCGTTTTCTGCAAATACAAAACTTATTTGCTCATCTGTTAATCCTTGTGCTTTTAAATCTTCTGTTTTCATAATCTACTCCTTTTTTACAACACTTTACTATAAGGCTTTTTTATGAAGTTATCCATCTTCATATAGATAAGTATTATAGAGGCAATTGTTCAAGTCTACCCCTTGACTAATTTTTATATAAAAAATAGACATCGGTTAAGATGCTTATTTTTGATAACTATTTGTAATAAATTTTATTTAATTGTATAATCAGTCCTGAAAGTGAGGTGATTATATTGTCACAATATATTAGCAAAGATATTTCAGGTTACTGTCCTAAGCAAGATATTCCATATACCATTGTCGTATCTTATGGCAATATTCCTGTTTTAAAAAATAACCCCCACAAATTTAACCGTATGTTGATTGACTGTACTTATTCCAAAGAACATACTTGTGAATATTGTAAAAATTGTCCTATATTTGATAAAGCGCCCTACTTTTTATAGGAGTTATCTGTCGATGACTCCTTTCCAGACGAATTTATTGTCTATTTTTCTGAACCATTTTTCTCCTGCCTCTTTCAGTATATAATCTTTTAACTTTCGTTGCACTTCTTCAGAACACATTATTTCATTTACTATTCTTTCTAAAATAACATTCTCTGTAGATATATTTTTCAAGGATCTTTGGTCTATCGTTATAAAATCTTCTATATCTGTGCTTACTTTTATCATTTTATTCCCTCCTT